AGAATATTGATGAGTATGATTTAGGAAGTGGAAATTTTATACCGCCTAAAGTTTATAAAGATAAAAAATATATTGGACATTTTTCTTACAACGGAAGATTTTGGAGAGAAAAATATCCATACCCACATTTAGAGAAAGAATATAATCTATAATATGGTAGACCAAACACAAGATGATATAGCTGAAGTTATTTTAAAAAATTCTGTAAAAAGATATGAAAATAAAAATAAGCAAATGTTTGAGGATTGGTTGAAAAAATGCCCAGTAAAAAATTATATCAAAAATAGTGAAAGTGATAACGATATAAAAGTAATTTTGTTCAGAATTAAAGAAAGGACGTAGATATGAATAAAAAAGAAATAGATATAGATGATGAAATAGAAAAAAGATGGGAAGATTTTAATGAGTGGTTAGATACCTGTCCTTTTAAATGGTCACGATCAAGTCACCCAACAAGTGGTATGACTGCAATTAACTTTGATATAGAGGAGGAGCAATGAATTTAAGAGATTTAGAAAATGCTTTAGAACAATGGGAGTCTTGGCAATATGATGCCTATGAAAACAATAAATCTGATTGGACAGATGGTGATGACCATGATGCAAATACAATAACAAAAGTGTTGAAACAAGCAATAAAAGAAAAGAAAAAGTAATTGATATGAAGATAAGAGATAAAAGCAAACCTGTTAGGACAGAAAACGAAGTCACTGAAATATTGACTAAAGAACAAGTTGAATTAAAAAAACAAACACAAGAAAATGTTATGACAGAAAGAATTTTCCAAACACTTATAAATTTATATAATTCAGTTGACTCTGAAATGAGGGCCAATAATCATAGTCCCATTCTACAAGAGGCAATGAAACAAGCATATAATATTATAGAAGAAATTAAGAGAAAATAATTTATTTAATAAAGAGTTGATTGATGATAAGAATTTTTAATGTGGCACAACGTATTAATATTTAGTCTTTTTTTAATACTTGCCATATTGTTATGAATTTGGGCCCGTGAGCCGTGTTTAACAGACTCATAGCCCAATGCCCGTGGATCACGGAACCAATGGTAGAGGTAGGGCGAGTGTGGGAACTTACCCTACCTTTTAATCTATATGTTGCATTGTTTCAACAAGAATGATACTACATATTGGTTGCAGATCATAACTGCTCCCTTTCATGTTAATAACTGCTGATCAGTGACTACTGGGGGGCGAGAGTCCCCCAGTAGGGTTATATCTCAATCGGTTTATTAGAAGCGTTAAAAACTAAACGCCTTAGATACTCTACGATTTTTCGTAATTTTCTTCTCTCTTCTTTATTTTTTTCTTCTTTTAATAGTTGATAATTTTCGTGATATTTTTTCCATTTGTATTGTTTGTCTGTAAAGATTATTTTTTTATTTTTCACGGCCCGAAGATATTGTAGTCTTACATTGTCGGGTTCTAAGTCAGCATAGTAGCAAACTTTTTTAAAATCTTCTTGATTGTTGACTATCCAATAATGTGCATCAAGTTTATAGATAGAGCTCTTCCTGTCGGATAAGTTGTTAGAGATATCGCCTAATGCGTTGTTGATTACTGCTCTCCATAACTTTACTTCACTGGGTTTATTTTGCTGAACCATTTCGGTAGCAAAATTAATTCCCATAAGTTTTAACAAGTCTTGATAATAACTCATGCTGATTTTTAATTAATTGTGGTGGAGCACAACAATCTTCCAAGAATTCTGTATCTTGGTGGATTTCTAGCATGATGTTATTTATCTCTTGACCATTGTAATTTTTTAAATCTATTTCAATGTCGCCTAAATAATTATCAATTCTTTTTTTAGCCATACGGCTATTGTAAAGTTTTTTGCTCATAGTTTAAAGTCCTTGACAAAAAATCAATTGATAATTGATTTGATGCCGACTCTAAACTTTTTTACTATTGTTTTAAGTAGATTACAACGATTTTTGTAATAGGTTAATTCTTCTTTAGTTTCTTCTAGTTGATTAGATAACTCTTCTTTTTCTTCTCTTAGATAGTCTATTTCTGTTTGTAAGATGTCACGATTTGCCATTTAATAATTTTTTTACATAAGCTTCTTTAGTAACTTTTAATTTATTAGCTTGAAAAGTTACATAGTCATCAACCAATTTACTGATCATTGATGCTGGGGCCCTAAACTTATTTTTAGAGATAGCTTGTAATATTTTATAGTCGTTGATACGCACAGCGACAGATTTCCATTTGTTTATGTCCATAATTGCTCCTTTGATATCCCACTTTTTAGTAGAAATGGTCACAGATATCAATAAAAAAGATTATGTGATATTCTCACAAAATGAAATTTGCTTTAGTTTTACTTATGTGTTCTGGAATGGCAGGGCAATGCATTGACCCTTTTGAGTGGCCATTAAAATTTGATACAATGTATGAATGTTTACAATTTGGTTATGGGGAGTCATCTAAAAAGTTGGCTGAAATGGGGCCAGAAACGGTAAATAAAATACACGCTCATATTAAATTTTATTGTTACGAAATTACTGAAACGTAGTATAAGGGGTATTGACAGCTTAACCAAAATAGGAGTATTATATCTTATGAAGACTTATCGTGTCCAAGTTCGTCTGGGCGGATTAAGGCTCAGCTCTGATTTTCAAGGACAGAGTGACGAAAAGATCGAAGAAGACTTCATTAAACAATTAGAAAAGGGTAATTTTTCTATTGATGACGAAGGAGTTTATCGAGGAGATAGATTATTTTTTTTCTATGAGGAGATAAAAAATGATACCAACAGCAAACAAGGAATTGTTAGCGAAGAAGATGGAGTTGGAGAACAAGTGGAACAATCAGTATCTACTAGAGGGTAGAGTCACTACTGACATGAAACCATTAGAAGAAGAAATAAGATTGGTTAGAAGAAAGATGTTAAGAAGTGATGTTGAAGATTGTAGACTTGCATTGAAAGATTATAACGGCTCCGAGCAACACGAGTTAGTCGCTCAACAAGGTTAAATTTTAAAACCTAATTTATTTCCTAGCCCTCGTGCCCCCTAAATTATCCTAAGAAGTTTCACCCCAGTTGTCACCGATTGAAACATCAACAACACTAGGTACTTTAAGTTGCATACACTCTTCCATAATTTTTTTTATATTTTTTTCAGCCGAACCCTGTATCAATCTATTTAATGCTTTGTAAGTTTTTGCTCTTTTAATGTTATCTTTACCATACTTAGCAACAGCATTTTCAAAAGTTTCTGATGTCCACAGACCCCAATCTCTAGGTTCCCATTCATCAAATCTACATTTTCTTCCTAGCTTTGTACGAATAACACCCTCAGCGTCTGCTTTTTGCATACATCTATCTGATAATAATTTAACAAAAGGTACTTTACGATTATATTTTGCTATAATTTTATCACCCTCTTCTCTATCAAGGCCAAGAGAGTTGGCTAATTTATTTTTACCCATTCCATACATAAGGCCAAGACCAATAGTCTTAGCTTGTTTACGATCAATACCCACTAGATCAGCAACGGTTTGATGAAAGTCAGCCGAAGCATTTGCATAAGCTTCAACCAATTCATTTGATCCTTCATAACCTTCACCAATTGAAGAGGCATAGTGCACAACAAGTCGTGGTTCTTGTTGCGAGTAATCAAAAGAACCCCACTTACAGCCATGGTTAGGCATAAATAAACCTCTAATCTTTGGAGCAAACTCTTTGTTTCTTGATGGTAGTTGTTGTAAATTTGGGCTAGACATAGATAACCGACCAGAAACAGTGCCTCCAGTATCAGATCTCAGTTGATTTATTTCTGCATGAATTCTACCTTTATGTTGAAACTTAGTTATTCCAGTTAAAAAAGTATTATGAAACTTGTTTACTTCTCTGGCCTGTACTATAAGTTTAGATATTTCATGAGGAGAGTTAAATAAATAATTTTGTGTAAATGATGGTTCTTTGGTTTTTTGTGTTCGTGGATACTCTATACCAAGTTTATCGAAAGCTTCGCCAATTTGTCGAGCAGCCCATATATCTACTTCTTTACCCACTAACTTTTTTATTTTATGTAGTAGTTTTTTTTCTTGCTCTGCAAATTCTTTTTTTAGTTGTTCAGCTTTTTCTAAGTTGACTTTGATACCCTCAAATCTCATTTGAATTAGTATTGGTAAAAGATCAGACTCTAACTTCCAAATAGTTTCTAAGCTTTGTGTTCTAATCTCTGTTTTAAATCTCTGCCAAAGAAGGAGCGTGAGTCGTGCATCTTGTTCAGCGTAATGGCCAACATGCTCTGCGGGTAGTTTCCACATTTCAGATTTAGCATCGACACCATGACTAGCGGCTGCCTCTTTAAGGTCACTTTCTGCCTTGATCTCGCCTAAATAATCAACAGATAAAGCGTTCAATGAGTAAGACCATCGGTTCTCATTTATTAAAGCTGCCGCAATCATTGTGTCAACAATTTGTCCGTTGACCGTGATCCCAGAAGCTTTTAACCAACCAACATCGTACTGAGCATTATGAAATATTTTAGTACAAGGTAATTCACAAATATCTTTCATATAGTTTTTAACTTGATCTGGTATTAAGTTGCCTCCACCAAAATGACCAAAGGGAAAGTATCCTTGCCAACCTTCAACAGCAACAGCGAAACCAATTATCTCTCCTCGACCACTAGCCCAACCTGCACCTAGATTTTCATTGATACCATCGTCCCTTGTTTCTAAATCAATTGCGATTTCATCGTAACCCGACAAATCTTTAAATTCACTAGGGGCTGCCCAAAGATGTTTTTTAAAATTCATTGTAAGTTGTAAACTCATTTGTCGTGATGCGTGTATTGTAAAAACTCTCTTTCAAGTGGTATTTGTTTAGGTAAATTTTTATTACAAAATAAGAAGTCCACTGACATTAATTTAGCATTATAATACACATTTTCTATGTCAAAGATAGAAAAACCTAAATTAATCATGTAGCTTGTAACTTGTGCGAACTTAGGAGCTCCTTTGTTATTCTCAAATACAGGACATTCTAATTGAACCCATTTTGTAGATTGGAATAATTCTAAACTACCTCTTATGATATCTAATTCTGCACCTTGAACATCTATCTTTATGTAGTCAAATTTTTCATTTGGTACAATATCTTTCAAAGGTTTTGTCTGCACCTTCTTAGTATTCCAAGGGACATTTGAATTTTCTATGTATAAAGAACCTCCTCTTGAGTCCATAGGATCAGTTGAGAAATAAAATATTTTCTCGTCTTCTTTCTCTCCAACACAGGCTTGAATAAATTTACCATATTGTTCACATTCTTTTTTAAAACTATCTATGGTATCTATCATCGTGATTTCTGCTTCTGGGTAAACTGTTTTTAACCTTTTAGCCCAAGCACCCTCATTACAACCAATATCTAATGCTTTTTTAATTATTAAATCATATCCTCTTAATCTGCCAAAGAGATTAAAATAAATCTCTGTGGGCTTGTAGAACTTTGCTTCCATGTTATTTTTTTGTATCCTTTAGTTTTTTTATTTCTAATTGACAATAGTGTATTATTTTTTCTAAATCCTCGACACCATTTTTAAAACGATATCTGCAAACATATTTCACTACATTGCCTTGGAAGAATGTAAGATCATTCTTAGCTATGAATTCATAAGGCTGTATAGGAAAATGTTTATAATGGGATCCTCCGATCTGCTTATCTTGTGGAAAAACAGTATCGAATAATTCTTTATTAGTCATTATATCCTTTCAGTATTTCAAGTTTTTCTTCTGCTGTTGCTATTTTTTCTATTAGTTTATCTACTTCATCAATATGTTGAGGGTGTTCACCAATTCCAACAGATTGTTCGAGGTAAATTTTGATCGTGGCTTCTGCCTCAGAGATTTGAGATTTATATCTATCTTCTAAAGCGTCCAAGATAGCTTGTTTTATATTCATCTTGTTTCCTCCAAATATATTAAATAATCCTTACCTATTGGATAATGATACTTATAATCTGTTGATAATATATGTAAAGTATCTTTTGCTCTTGAGGCTCCTGTATAGTAAACTTTTCGTTCACCACTTTGGTCTAATTTATTTTTTCTACTAAAGTCTGAGGCATAATCATTTTTACTTGCAAGAACAACATGATCAGCTTCACCACCTTTTACACTATGTATCGTATCAATTATTATTTTTGGTTCTTCATCAAGGTGTGATTGTCCATATCTTTTTAACAATCGAATAAAATAAATTTTTTGTCGTGATGTAAAGTTTCTTCTTAATATCCACCACCACTCTTTGTTTTGTTTTTCATCTGGTAAATCTAGGCCACACCATTCTTTTAGAGTTTGAAAATCATAAGTTTTAAAGTCTGGTTCATTAGTCCAAAACTTATCCATTCGATAATCATCTTTTTGTGAATTTCTGCATCTGCTTTATTAATAGATTTACTATTAGAGATAGCCGTCCAAGCTTTTATGGCTATCCATTGTTTACGATCAAAAGATTTATTACCTTTGTTGTCACCAAAATATAAACCCGCTTCTTTGGCTGCCATTCGTAATTCATTAACAACTCGATTGACTCTACCTAGTATGTACCAAGTGCCTTTTAACGTAAAATCTATTTCTTTGAAGTTAAGATATCTTCTTACGCTGCCTTCTTTGTTTGATGGTAAATATTCTTTTTCTTCAGAGTCTATAATTCCTCTTCTAATTATCTCTGTAAAATGATGTATGGCTTCACCAAATCTTCTTGTCTTTCGTAATACAACTTTTCTGCCTGGGAAATATGTTGTAAAATATTTTGAGTCTGCTCCATTCCATTGATAGATGCCTTGATCATCATCACCAGCTAAATAAATTCTTTTTGAATTATTAGCTAATTTATATAAAACTGACCATTGTAAAGGTGTAAAGTCTTGTGCTTCATCTAAAATTAACACATCTAAATCTGGAAACTCTATTTCATCTATGGCTTTTTCAATCATGTCAGTAAAATCTATAAACGATCTTTCACCACCACCTGTTTTATAATGTTCATATGTATTAATTTTTCTTTGAAACACATCTATGTTGTCCTTCTTATATGACTCTAATTTGTAAACTTTGATTGGATCTATCATCATGTTCCTTGCTTTATCATAGATAGACAAAGACCAATCTTTGTAAACAAAGTCATCATCTTCTAATCTGTTATCAGATCTTTTAATTATGCTCTCTTGTAATGCATAATCAATCATGCAACCTTTAATATCAAATACTTCTTCTTTAAAATATCTTCGACAATATTTATGTAATGTTTTAAATCTTGTAAAATTTTCTAAAGTGTACTGTGGGAATGCATTTAGAGCTCTCTCTATTGCGGTGTTAACTGCTTTGTTTGTAAAAGAAATAAATGCAATCTTCTCTGGGTGT